GCAGCATGAACACCGTCGATCTCGTCTTCGCCGGCTATGTCGGCGGCGTCGCCTCAGTCCTCGCCCTATACCCGGTCGCCGCCTGGGCGGAGACGCGCTTCCGTCACTGGCTGGCGCGCGCCCCGGTCGAGCCCATGCCTGAGCCGGAACCGGCCCAATGGCCGAAGCTGGATCTGCCCACGCGCGGCAAGGGTGGTCGTTTCATTTCCAAGCGGGAGGCCATGCGCTCCCTGCTGGAGCGTGATGTGGCGGCGGCGGGAAAATGAGCGTCCAGACCTATCGCCAGTTTCTTGAGGCCAAGATCAGGATGGCGCCCGCCATCGGCTTTGACGTGCCATTGGACCGTATAAACCCGGCCCTGAAGCCGCATACGCGCGCGCTCGTCCAGTGGGGTGTCCGCGGTGGCCGCCGCGCCTTCTTTGCCTCCTTCGGCCTGCACAAGACTGCGACGCAGCTGGAGACCTGCAGGATCCTGAAGGCTGAGGTCCTGGCCGAAACCGGCCGGCCGGCATTGGCGCTGATCATCTGCCCGCTCGGGGTCAGACGCGAGTTCGTCAAGGAAGCGGCGGAACGGTTCCAGGGCGAGTTCGGCATCCGGATCAAGTTCATCCGCGGCGCCGACGAGATCGAGGTCGACGTCGCCGGCGAACCGCCGGTCATCCATCTTACCAATTACGAGACCGTGCGCGACGGCCGGCTTGACCCGAACCTATTCGATATCGCCAGCCTGGACGAGGCCTCGGTCCTGCGCAGCTTCGGCTCCAAGACCTATCAGACGTTTCTTACCCTGTTCGAGCGCGTCCGTTTCAGATTTGTGGCCACGGCGACGCCAAGCCCGAACCGGTACAAAGAGCTTATCCACTATGCCGGCTTCTTGGCCATTATGGACACGGGACAGGCCCTGACCCGCTTCTTTCAGCGCGACGGCACCAAGGCCAACAATCTAACCTTGTACCCGCATAAACGGCAGGAGTTCTATTTCTGGCTCAACAGCTGGGCGGCATTTCTGCAGAAGCCATCCGACCTCGGTTTCAGCGACGACGGATACGTGCTGCCCGAGCTCGATATCCGCTGGCATGAGGTTCCCACCGACCACAGCATGGCCGGAACCGAAGGCAGGGAGGGGCAGGTCCTGCTCTTCAAAGACGCGGCGCTCGGCATCGTCGAGGCTGCGGCAGAGAAGCGGGACAACCTGGGCCAGCGGATTGCGCGCATGATGGCCATCCGTGCCGACGATCCGGGCGCACACCGGCTAATTTGGCACGACCTGGAGGCTGAGCGTGAGGCCATCGAGGCAGCAATCCCTGACGTCGTCAGCGTCTACGGCAGCCAGGACCTGGACGAGCGTGAGCTTGCGGTCGAGGCCTTCAGCGAAGGCCGCGTCCAGGAGCTGGCGGCGAAGCCGATCATGCTCGGCTCGGGCACGAATCTGCAGCGCCACTGCGCCTGGGCCATCTTTCTCGGCATCGGGCCGAAATTCAACGACTTCATCCAGGCGATCCACCGCCTCCACCGCTTCGGCCAGCCGCGGCGCGTCCGCGTCGACCTGATCTATTCCGAGGCCGAGCGGGAGCAGCGGCGGACGCTGGAAGCGAAGTGGCAACAACACAAGGAGCTTCAGGACGCCATGGGCGAAATCATCCGCGAATTTGGGCTCAATCACTTAGAAATGAGCCAGGTTCTGACCCGAAGCATTGGCATTGACCGCGTCGAGGCCGCCGGTGCCGGCTGGCTGGTCGCAAACAACGACTGCGTCGAGGAGGTCAAGACGATGGAGGACAATTCCGTTGATCTGATCGTGACCTCCATACCGTTCTCCAACCACTACGAGTACACGCCCTCGTACAACGACTTCGGCCATACCGACGACGACAGTCATTTCTTTGCCCAAATGGATCACCTGACGCCGGAATTGCTCCGGATCCTGAAGCCGGGGCGGCTCGCGTGCATCCACGTCAAGGACCGTATCCTTTTCGGGTCCGTGACTGGCATGGGCCGCCCCACGGTCAACCCTTTCCACGCCAAGTGCATCGAACACTACCAGGCGCACGGCTTCGGCTACATGGGCATGATCACGGTCGTGACGGACGTGGTCAGGGAGAACAATCAGACCTACCGCCTCGGCTACACGGAGATGTGCAAGGACGGGTCCAAGATGGGTGTGGGCTCGCCCGAATACGTCCTACTCCTGTGCAAGCTACCCACAGACCGGTCCAAATCCTACGCCGACGAGCGCGTCCAGCATGAAAAGGCCGATTACAGTCTCGCCCGCTGGCAGGTGGACGCGTCCGCGTTCTGGCGGTCGTCGGGCGAGCGAATGCTCACGCCGGAAGAGTTGGCGGCGCTTCCGCCTGACGTCTTAGGCAAAGCATTCACCCGGCAGACGTTGGACGCTGTCTACGACTACGAGACCCACGTCCGTATCGGTGAAGCCCTGGAGGCGCGCGGCGCCCTCCCGTCGACGTTCATGGCCCTGAGCCCCGGCAGCAACGACCCCGACGTCTGGCATGACATCAACCGGATGCTGACCCTCAATGGCGACCAGACCCGCAAGGGGCTCGAAAACCATGTCTGCCCGCTCCAGTTCGACATCGTGGACCGGCTCATCGAGCGCTACAGCCAAAAGGGAGAGCTCGTCTTCGATCCGTTCGGGGGTCTATTCACCGTCCCTTACCGTGCGCTGAAGGCCGGGCGCCGCGGTCGCGCCGTCGAGCTTAACCCGTCCTATTTCTTGGACGGGATTAAATACCTGCAGTCTATGGAAGCGGATGTGTCCATGCCATCCCTATTCGATTTCCTGGAGGCGGCAGAATGACCCCCCGCCAGACAGCCTGTCTCAATTACATAGACGCCTATATCCGGCGCACCGGCGGCGTATCACCGTCCTACGCCGAGATTAGCGCGCACATGAACCTCGCCAGCCGCAGCGGCGCGCACAGGCTTGTCACGGCCCTGGAGAGCCTTGGCCGCCTCCGTCGCCATCCCGACCGCGCACGCCAGCTTGAGGTGGTCAAAGTCGAGACGGCGCCAGCCAAGAGTGTGGACGCTGATATGGCGGCAATGCTTCAGGCTTATGGATCGCGGCGCGTGGCAGAAGCGTTTAATCGGCAGACGGGGATGGCGGGATGACCCATCTTATTGCAACTCCCATCGACCTTGCCAGCGCTAACGACTTCGTCACGCGACTGCATCGCCATCACAAGCCAGTGCGCGGCCACAAGTTCAGCATAGCCGCGTCCGATGATCTGGGCATTCGTGGTGTCGTCATTGTCGGTCGCCCGGTCTCACGCATCCTCGATGACGGCCTGACGCTGGAGGTGACGCGCCTGTGTACTGATGGCCGCGCCAACGCTTGCAGCTTCCTTTATGGCGCTGCGGCCCGCGCCGCGTTCGCGCTCGGTTACCGCAGGATCGGCACCTACATCCGCGCCGACGAGCCTGGAACATCCCTGGTCGGCGCCGGCTGGCGCATGGTTGCCCAGGTCAAGGGCCGCAGTTGGGACTGCGCCAGTCGCCCACGCATCGACCAGACAGAGATTATCGACCGCCTGCGTTTCGAGAGGGTCGCATGACCGATCTCAAGATCAACACATACCCCCTGCACATCGGCGACTGGCATAGCGGGACCTCCCGCATGAGCCTTGCTGAGCGCGGCGCCTACATCACCCTCTGCAATCAGTACTATCTCGACCAAGGCAACGGATGGACCGAGACCGAGTGTATGCGCTTATGCGGCGCCATGTCGCGCGAAGAGCAGAAGGCGGTCAAAACCGTGCTCGCATCCAAGTTCGAGCAGATCGCCAATGGTTATCGCCACGCCGGCATGGATGACCGCATAGCAGATATCGTAGCAGCGTCTGAGCGTAACCAAGAGCGTGCAAGACGTGCCGCAAATGCACGTCACCACGGAAAGCCTAAGCAATCCTCCACTGATGCTACAAGCAATGCTCAAAGCAACGACTTAGCACGTCTTGAGGAATGCGATCCAAAAGCCAAAAGCCAAAAGCCAAAAGGAGAGAGTATATCTAACGATACACTCTCTCCAGACGCGGGCGTGAGCGCAGCGGCTGCGCCGAAGGAAGGTGAGCGGTTTGCTGATTTCTTCAACGCCTATCCCCGCAAAGACGGGATGCTCGATGCGGAGGACGCGTGGAGCGCAGCGGTCGCAGACGGCGCTAAACCAGCGGACATCATCGCGGGCATGCACCGGCAAATCCGGAGATGGACAGAGGACGGAACCCTGACCCGCGAGAAGGGCCGGTTCCTACCCTCGGCCGTGTCGTGGCTCACGGGCCGGCGTTGGCTCGACCCGATCGATATGCCTGCCGCCGCAGTTCCCGCCGGATCGACCTGGGATGGCCCGGAGGCAATCGCGGGCGCAATCGAATGCGAACTCACCAAAGATCGCGGCCTGACCAAGGACGACGCTGCCAACTTCTGCAGGTCGTATCTCCACCCCGCCGGATGGTCGGCGCCGTCCACCATCATCGCCCGCACCAATTTCGCCGCGGAAAAACTTCGCGGCATCTCCAGGCTGAAATCATACCAAATTCGCGTCGAGGAGGCGCGTGCAGCATGAACATCAATCACTGGAACTGGGCTGTTTGGGCTATCGTCATATTGCTTGCCTGCGCGACCTGCATCCGGATCGGCCTTCACGGCAAACCGATGACGGGCACATGGAATGCCGGCTGGGCAATATTCAACTTCTTGCTAAGTGCGGTCCTCTTTTGGCAGGCGGGATTGTTCAAATGACTGACTACCGAACCCAAATCATCGCCATATCCGAAAAGATCGGGAACATGCGCGGTTTCAACCCATCCGATGAGCTTGCGCGTGCCATCGAAGACGCGGGCCGGTCCGCAAAAGCCGGCGACCAAGAACTGTATCAGGCCGCTCACCGGATCATGGCGCATATGAACCGGGAGCGGCTGTTAAGCGGAGAGAGGGCTGCAATATGAACTGGCAACACGTCAACGCCTTTTGGGCAGTATTGGCCGCCACCGTCTTGTTGAGCGCTCTTGGCGCTGTTTGTGCCTTCGGCACCGAAGGCGAATACCGCCTGCGCAATATCGCCGCTGGCATCGCGGCGCTTGCCTTCTTGGCCCTGGCCATATCCGGTGCGTTCGCGACGGGCCTTCCCGCATAGAAAAACCCCAGCACCGTCTCCGATACCAGGGTTTCTCATCACCTTGCAGGGCATGAGCGAACCTTGATCTGATTTGGAGCGTAAGGCAATGGGGCTGGAAGGCGAGGACATAATGATGGCGAACGCGGCCTATGCGGGCTGTGTTCAGGCCCGGCGCTGGGCCGCCGCCGCAAGTATAGGCGGAACGACTGAGCATGCGGTCAGGATGCGGCACGACCAAGATTACCGAGACGGCATGGACGCATGGCGCCGCAACTCGGAAAACGCGGGCCGGGAAAGCGGATTGGCCCTGACCGCTCACGGGCGCCGCCAGATCGACACATCATTCGCGGTCAGGGCACAGGCGCGTATCCTCGCGCTCCGGATAAACGACCGCCCTGTGTCTGAACTCTACATCGCCCGCTGCGTCGGCTGCCACGTCGAGAGCCTGCGCGAACTCCTGGCCGGATACTTCCACGGCACCGACGGTCTGCGCGAACGCATAGACGTGGTCCTGACCAGGCTCGAAGCGGGGGAGGTGATTATTCCCGTGCGCCCGGTCAAGACGCCAGTCCTGTCCGCGGACGATAGTCAGTGGGTGGATGACATCCGGGCGGCGCTTGAACAGGTAGGCATGACCGTTACCGACCTGGCCGTAGCGATCCGTCGCCCGCTCAACACGGTCTACAAGCTTTCGGCCAAGTGCCGGCCTCCGTCACAACAACTGCGGGCAGAGATAGAGGCTGAGATGGCCAGGATAAAGGGGAGGGCGGCGTGACTCTCACCGCGAAACAGCAGCGGTTTGTCGAGGAATACCTGATCGACCTCAACGCCACACAGGCAGCGATCCGTGCTGGCTACAGCGAGAGGGCGGCCAACAGGCAGGGTGCTGAGAACCTGTCAAAACCTGACATTGCAACCGCTATTTCTCGGGCTCAGGTCGCTCGTGCGAAACGAACCGAAATCACCGCTGATCGTGTTCTTGCTGAACTGGCCAAGGTCGCCTTCGCTAACCTCTCAGACGTCACCGATTGGGGCGCAAAAGAGGTCGCATTTGGGTTCGATGACGACGGGAAGCAATTGCCGGCCGAAGACATCGGCGACGCCGTCACGGTCAAATATGAGCACGCGCCATTCGTCGAGCCGATAAACCGCGACGACCTGCCGGATGCTATCAAGGCTGCGGTGGCGGAGGTTAAGCTCACGAAGGACGGATTCGCGATCAAGATGCACAACAAGGTCGCGGCGCTCGAAACGATTGGCAAGCATCTGGGCATGTTCAAGACCACACTGGAGCATACCGGTCCTGACGGCGCGCCCTTGATGGCGCCGATGTTGTTCCGGCCGCGGAAGCCAAAGCCAGCAGAAGAACCGAAATCCGATGGCTGATGGATCACACGGCCTCGGTCACAATGGCGGTCCTCCGCTTGACCCAATCGAGATCGATATCCCGGAAAAGGTCCATGAGGCATTCGTCAATGATGACGGAACATGGCGACCGAGCTTCTACAAGATTCTGCATGGTGGGCGCGGCTCTGCGAAGTCGGAGACATTCTGCCGGTTGCTGATCGCGTATGCGCGGTCGGAGCGCGGGCGCGTGCTATGTGCCCGGCAATATATGAACTCGATCAAGGACAGCGTCCACCAAACCCTGGTCGATGTGGCCGAGGACATGCGCGTCCACAACGAGTTCATCATCACCGACAAGAAGATTGTCCATCGGATCACGAAGACCGACTTCCTGTTCAAGGGGTTCCAGCGTGATATCCAAAGCATCAAGTCTACAAAGGGCCTGACGCGTGCATTCGTCGAAGAGGCCAATACCGTCACGAAGAGCGCTTTGCAGGTTCTGGAGCCGACGATGCGCGGTTCTGACACGGCAGAGATATGGGCGGCCTATAACCCTGAGATCGAGGAAGATGCGATCCACCAGATGGCGGTCGTCAAGCCGCGCCCTGACGCCATCATCTGCGAACTGAACTATCGCGATAACCCTTTCTTCCCGGCGATCCTTGAGCGCCAACGCCTTTTCTGCCTCGAATATGATCCTGATGCCTATGACTGGATATGGGAGGGCAAGACCCGCAAGATCACCGACGCGCAGATTTTCAAGAACCGGTGGGTTGTCGAGCCGTTCGAGGATCCGGATGGTATCCAGCCGCTTTACGGCCTCGACTTCGGCTTCAGTCAGGATCCGACGGCCGGCGTCCGCATATTCGAGGTGCCCGGCATTGGTTACACCGATCTGTACGTCAGCCACGAGGCCGGCGGGATCGGTGTTGAGCAGGATGAGATCAAGCGCCTTCTCCTCGGTACTCTGACCAATGGCCAATGCCTTCCCGACGTCGAGCGTTACCATATCAAGGCCGACAGCGCCGCGCCTGGCACAATAAGCTATCTGAAGCGAAACGGCTTGCCGCTGATCAGTGGGGCTGAGAAATGGCCCGGCAGTGTCGAGGATGGCATCCGTCACCTTAAGGGCTATCGGCGCATCGTCATCCATCCTCGCTGCATACAGACGGCACAGGAGTTTCGCCTATACAGCTATAAGGTCGATCCGCGCCTTCTCGATGCCAACGGGCGTCCGGCAGTGCTGCCTGACATCGTGGACAAGTGGAACCATTATATCGATGCCATCCGCTACGCTCTGGACGGGCGGATTGGAGGTAAGAAGGGCGCGCGTTTCGGCAAGGGCGCGCTCAGCCAGATCAGGGGTGGCCGATAGCTTGCCTTCGGTATCTCCGCCTGGTCCGGTGCCGAAACTGGCGCGCATGACCCTGCATGACATCCGCGACAAGATCCTGGCCATGTTCCGCCGAAAGTCTGCTGCTGCCGAGCCGGTTAAGGCTGAGGCGAAGCGCTCGGCCAGCTGGCGCGCCATCCTCGCCGGGACGCGCGCCCAGGCTGAGCGGTCCGTGTCGGTCGCGTGGCGTGATCAGTATCGCCCCGCCAATGGCGCCGACGGCAAGCCCTGGCTGGCCATGGACGATGCGGGTTATTCCGGCATGGCCGGATACGCGGCGGGCATGTTCGCTGAGGCCGGCCTCGGCTTCCTCGGCTTCCCCAAGCTGGCGGAGTTGACCCAGCGGGCCGAGTACCGCCTCATCTGCGAGGTCCGCGCCGAGGAGATGACGCGCAAGTGGCTGAAGCTGACCTATGCCGGCGACGAGAAAGCCGATGACAAGCTTGAGGCCCTTAACCAAGCCATGGTCGAGTTCAAGGTCAAGGAGATCGCCGCCGAGGCTCTGCTCAAGGAATCGTTCTTCGGCCGGTCGCACATTTACATCGATACAGGCGCGACCGATGATCCGAAGGAACTGAGGACACCGCTTGTCCTGGACGCGAAGAAGGTCAACGAGGGCAAGCTCAAGGGCTTCCGCGTGGTCGAGCCGTTGTGGTGCTATCCCCTCCAGTACGAGGCCAGTGACCCGCTCAAGGACAATTTCTACCGGCCCGAGACATGGACCGTCCAGGGCAAGGATGTGCACAGGACGCGCCTGCTCACGGTCGTTTCCATGCCGCTTCCGGACATGCTCAAGCCTGCGTATGCATTCGCCGGCCTGTCCATGATCCAGATGGCAAAGCCCTACGTCGACAACTGGATCAGAACCCGGCAGTCGATTTCGGACCTGCTGCACGCGTTCTCGGTCATGGTGCTGGCCACGGACCTGTCCCAGTTGATGCCGGACCCGGACGATGCCTCCGGCCTGCTGCAGCGCATCCAGGGCTTCACCGAACTGCGCGACAACAAGGGCACGTTCGTGCTCAACAAGGAAACGGAGGAACTGACCAACGTTTCCGCCCAGTTGAGCGGGCTGCACGAACTGCAGGCGCAGTCGCAGGAGCAGATGGCGGCGGTCTCCAAAACCCCGTTGGTCAAGCTGCTGGGCATCACCCCATCGGGCCTGAACGCGTCCTCGGACGGAGAAATCCGCGTCTTCTACGACAATATCGCCGCCGCCCAGGAGAAGTTCCTGCGCCCGTTTCTGGACATCATGATCAAGCTGATACAGCTGAACCTGTGGGGCAAGATCGATCCGAACATCGGCTTCGACTTCCTGCCCCTGTACGAGCTCAGCGAGAAGGAAGCGGCCGAGATCCGCAAGTCGGACGCGGACGCCAACTGCGCCTACGTCGACCGCGGCGTCCTCGATCCGGTTGAGGTGCGCCGCAACCTGGCCGCGGCCGAGGACAGTCCGTATGCCGGGCTCGACGTCGAGGATGTGCCTGTACAGCCTGAGGACGATACAGATGGCCTCGAAGACGCGGCCTGATCGGATACTCGGGCCCGTTCGGGCAAACGCCGGCTTCGAGGCGATGTACAGGCTCCGACTGATCGGCCTGGTCGATGCAATGCATGCGGACGTTGCCCGCGCCATCCAGGATCTGTACCGGGCCGACGAGGCGGAGATCGCCGTGGACGCGCCGCCGGCCAAGTCGTTGTCGCGGCTGATGCGGCGCATGACCGTCAAGTGGCTGGCCAGGTTTGATGAGGCGGCGCCCGTGCTCGCCCGCTGGTTCCAGCAGGGCGCGGCCTCACGTTCCGACGCGGCGCTGAAACAGATCCTGCTCAGGTCCGGGTACGCGGTCCCGTTCAAGTTGACGCCGGCCATGCGCGATATCGC